TAATAGAATAACCGTATAATATAGAAATATCAATTTTTTTAGTTTAAAGATATAGATTATTAAATATAATATAGTTATGAATACAAATAATAATACACCTGATAAAAAAGAAACTACTTTAATTAAATCAGAATCAAAATCAGAATCAAAATCAAAATCAGAAGTAAAGTCAGAAATAAATAAATTAGAGAAAGAATTAGAAAAAGAAATAGATAATGTTTATACGGAGAATTCATCTTCTGAAGATATATCTATAAGTTTAAGTAATTTAGATTTAGATTCAGATGAAGATTCAGATGAAGATTCAGATGAAGATTCAGATTCTGGGTCATCATATGATTCAGATGATTCTGATAATTCTGATAATTCAAGTGATGTAGATTATAGTAAAAATGGAGATGAATTTGAAGGAGACGTTATAAATAATCAATATATTTTATTGTACAAGATTGGATATGGTTCATTTTCATCAGTATGGTTAACATATGATATTGCAGAAGATAGATTCTTTGCCCTAAAAATACAAACACCTGCAGATTATGATGAGGGATTACAAGAAATTAAAACATATGAGATGATACAAAAAATATGTAAACAGAATAAAAATATAGATACATTAATGACAATTAGACAATCATTTATCTTAGAAAAAGATGATGACAAATATGTATGTATGTTAATGGATCTAATGGCAGGATCTTTATATGATATAATTAAAACTGATAAATACTCAAATGGTTTACCAGAAGAATCTGTAAATAAAGTAGAAAGACAATTATACGAATCATTGCAAGTATTACACAATGTTGATATAATTCATACTGATATCAAACCTGAGAATATACTAGTATGTGGTGTAAATAAAAAATATCAAAAAATAATAGACAAATTTAGTAAATTAAAATTAAAAGAAAAATTTGATGAAAATATTGTAGAAATAAAGCAACAATATAATTTAAAAAATAAAAATCAAAAAGAAAAATTTAAAAAGGATAAATATACTATATTAAAAGAGTTGAATAAATTTATTCACGAAATAATTGATTTTGAAACAATATTAGATGATAGAACAAGTGATTTATTTACAGAAGATCAAGTTAATAATATTAAAATAAAGTTAGCAGATTTTGGTTCAATACAATATGAACGTGAATTAAGAAAACAAAGATGGTTTCCAGAAGTTACTACTAGATATTACAGAGATCCTCGCGTAATATTAGGATTAGTATATGATAAAACAATTGACAATCATTCTGCAAAATCTACAATTTATGAAATAAGAACAGGTAAAATACAATATAATCCAGATTTACTAAAAGCAGACGATGAAGAAAACAATTATTCTACAGATTACTATCATATTTTGCTTTTAATGAAAGATGGATTAGTGAAACCAGAATGGTTAAAACACTGTAAAAATGAAATATTAAAGGATGAAATTAAACATTTAATAAAAAGATAATATTTTATGATTTACGATCAGTTTAAATGATCTTAATAAAAGAATGTCTAAATATAATTCTTGTCGTAAAGACTCTAAATTATAATCAAACAATTGACTGAGCAATCGTCCTAGAAACGGTCAGAAAATAACCATTACTGAACATTGTAGTTTTTCACGGTTGGTGTAGAAGGACTTGTTGTCAGATCAACACATGTCGGATAACCCGATGTCTCGGTCGAGGACGTCGAATTACTAAAAAGGTAACCAGTCGTCTTGTCAACATCTCTCAGATACGCCTCAAACTTCTGGACGTATGGATGTGTTGCCATCGAAGGCTCCTTCAAATTAAATGCAGAGTTACTTGCAGTGTAAGAAGAGGTGTTAATTAGCACCATATTATTAATAAAATCTAATAGAGTACATATATTTAAATATTTTCAATTTTTTCTGTACACAATAAAGTTATCTATTAATTAGAATTAAATATTAGTTTCATTTTCAATTTTTTTTTAATATATTATATATATAATATATTATAGATATGACTGAAAGAATAAGCGTTTTCTGTGATGGTTCTTCATTAAATAATGGATCAAAGAATAAACAAAGATCTGGTGGTATTGGTGTTTTTTTTAATGATGCTGATGCTCGAAACATATCAGAAGTAATTAGTACCGAAAAAATTACAAATCAAGTTGCTGAATTACTTGCTTGCATTAAAGCTTTATATATATTAAAAAATGATAATTTTAAAGGATTTATTTATATATACACAGATAGTATGTATGTAATAAATTGTATAATTACATATTGTAAAAAATGGGAAAAACAAGGATGGGTTAAGGAAGATAAAACTGCAATTGAAAACTTAGAATTAATTAAGGAATTATATTCATTAACTAAAGAGATGAAAGTAATATATAAACATTGTAAAGCACATCAAAATGAACCAGTCAATAAAAATTCAGAAGAATATAAAATCTGGTATGGAAATAATATGGCAGATATGTTGGCAACAAATGCAAGTAAATCAGTTGTTTCAAAAAAGAAATAAATTATGAAATTATAATTATATAATTATATAAATATTAATTATTATATATATAATTAATGAATATATCAATACCAAAGAAAGAATGTTATAATTGTGCATGGTGCTATTCAAATAATACAGTTTCTCTAAATAAATATCATCATGTAGATCCAGGATTTTATAAAGATATACAAGAACCAACTTTTCCATCATATAATCCATTTGAAGATTATCCAAAATTTAATTTACCTCGATTAGAATCACAAAAAAGATTTGATCAAAATATATTTAATCCTATAGAATCGATCCGACCAATTCGACCACTTCCATTACATCCTCCATTTATTCCTATTTTTAAACCTAAGCCTGTTTATAAAATTTGTAAAGATTTTAATGTTAAATGTAATGAATGTTTTAAATATAGTAATGTTAAAATAAAAACATGTAGTAAATGCTATAATTTTAAAACAATTATTACTAAACTTGAAGATCTAAGTACAGAATTATATCCTGTTAAATTGTCTGATGAATTCTTAGATGATAATTCCGATAGATACATATGTTATCTATGTAATTTAGTAGACTCTCAATTTTATATATGTAATCATGTATGGATATTAGATCAATTAAATAATCAGTATTGTTCAAAGTGCGGTGATAAAAAGGGTGTAAATATTGATTTATATCTTAAATAAATATTAGTTGTTTTCTCTTTATAAACTTCTTGAAGAAGATTTCTTCCAATAATAATCTAATATTAATCCATCACTAGTCTCTATATAACCATTAATAATTAGATTTTGACGATCTACTTCATCATGACAACCTTGACATAATACACATAAATTAGTTGGATGATTCATACTTAAATATTCTTTATCTTTTACTTTCTTATTTTTACAATCTTTTTGTGGGACTATATGATGAGTTTCTAATGATGTTTCTTTTCCTTCTGGTCGGCTTTTACAAATAGAACAAGCTTCCATTATTATAGATTTATTATATCTACTTTTATTTTTTTTATAGTCAATTTCTTTCTTAATTTGATTTGCAATTTCAATAAATGAATTATCATTTATTAAACATTTCGCTACATTTAATCCATAGAACTCTTCACCGACTCCTTCTTTTAATTCACGATCATATGTTAATGTATTAGATTGTTCGTCATAAGATATATGAATATGATATGGTTTAACATTCTTAATTTCTTTCATTCTATCCAATTTAATAAGTTTATGAAGATGTGATGCAGTAATAAAACTAGTTTGACTTTTACTTAACATGTCAATCATTGTCATTACAATTACAATACTACTTTTATATTCTGTTCCACGACATACTTCATCTGCAATTACTAGTGTATTTTGTCCACTTCGTTTTAAAATTCCAGATAATTCAACTATTTCTAGAGCAAACGATGATAATCCTTTAAATAAATTATCATTACCTGATATACGTGTAAATAATGATTTATATGGTTGATATTCAAATGATTCTGCACTAACATAATATCCGATTTGAGCTAAGATTAAATTAACACCAACTGATTTTTGTAAGGTACTTTTTCCTGCACTATTTAGTCCATATAAAAGAATACCATCAGTTCCATCTATTCCCACTGATACATTCATTGGTTTATATTCATTTTCTGATATTCTTTCTACGATAGGATGTCTGATCTTATGACATTTAATATATGATTTTTCTGCATCATCTTTAATAACTGGCTTATTATAATAATATTTTTCTGCACACTTTGCTCCACTTTTTATAAAATCAACCAATGATACATAATAAGATACATCATTCATTATATATTTAAATTCATTGTAAAAATCTTCTAAGAAATTTTGATAGAATATCTTACATTTTTTCTTCATCATTGATAGATGAATAATTAATTCATCTGATTTTTTATTTACATCAGAAATAAAAATCTTCGTAGTAGTAGCGGTACTAGAAGCAGAAGTATTACGAAATTCAAATGCGTCAGTTTTAATAATAAGATTATCATTTCCAACTGTGAATTTGATACTTTTTATATTATCTAATTCTTTTTTTAAAACTTCTGATCGCTTTTTTGTTAATATTAAAAAATAACCATCACGTTCATTATGCTCTACTTTAACAACATCATTTACTTTTATTTTTTCAAACATAATATCGTTTAATTTATTTTTAATTATATCTATAAGATTCTTACATAGATTAATTTTATCTTGTAGTTCATCTAGTTCTAGATGTTGTTTTAATTTAAAAATATTAGTTTCGATCTCATTTATTGTATAATTAGATAATTCATCTACTTTTATTCTTGTATTAACTAATGATAAACAATTTTTTAATTCATTAATATCATAATTAACCTTTAAGTTATACTTATTCGAATCAATATAATCTTTTAGATTTATTATATTATTCATTGAATTAATCCATTTATTTAAATCAATTGGATCTATTGATTTAATTGCTATCTTTCGTTGTAGTCTTTCAATATCATTAATTCCATTTAGATAAACTTCAACTTCATTATATCCTTTCTTAATAAAAGTATCTATCATTTCGTATCGATTATTAATTTTTATAGAATCAACTAAGGGATTAATTAATGATTCCTTTAAAAATCTTTTACCAAGAGGTGTTGAACAAAAGTTTATAATATCATATAATGATGAGTATTTACCAGTATAATCTTGTTTTGAAGTATTAGTACTATTAGAATGAAAAACATTTAATTGTTGTAATGCATTATTACCCAAATATAGATATTTTTCTTTTTCAATAAATTCGGGTTCTTTTAATTTAGCAATCATAAGTTCATTATGTTCTTCAATAAATTTTATTAAACTAACTAAAGAATATCTAATAAATGGATATTTATTTAGTTCTAAATCTTCAAACATATCTGTAAAATCATCCTTATATATTTTTTCAAACAACTCTTTTTGTATAGATCCTTTATTATGTTCTTTATTAAATAACTTTATATGATAATTACGGTTAGATAATTCCAAGTATTGAATTAATTCATGTTGAGTTATACTTTTTAAATTATTACAACATAATAATATTTCAGATGGATCATATGAATTTATTAACTTTACAGTATCATCGAGCGAGTACTTATCATCATTCTTTGTACTAAAAAATTCATTTATATATATTTTACCAGTTGATAAATCAATTAGTGATATTCCAGCACATATTATCATATTTTTATATTTATAATCATCATTTTCTTCAATATATATACTCATCATATAATTTGAGTCACTTTTTAAATCATCAATATATGTGCCCTTTGAGTAAACACCAACTAATTTTCTAGTTTTCTTTGTAGAATTTGGTAAATCAAATTGATCAAAAATAATAACACTATAATTTTCATCAATTAATAATTTAATATATTTATTTAATACAAATGATGGAAATCCTAACATATATGGAGACTTGCGCGTAGTTTCTTTAACACTTTTATTTTTTTTTGTACGAATTACTCCGGTTATATCAGAAATAACATCTAAATCTGGACCTTCTGTATCAGTCTGGTATGCCTCGTGAAAATGACCTACCTGCATTAATAATATAGATTTAGTTCCGTATATTTTATTATATTTATGATGATTTGTAAAATAATTACACATATCATCGATCGCCGATAGATTATTATTAATTGTACTTTCTTTTTTATCGATCGATAAATCTTTTTGTATCATATATAATAAATAATTATTTATTCATAATAAAAAATCTTTATATAGTTTATATATATATTATGGGAAATATAACTTGCAAACAATTAATAACAAATTATATAGTAACAAACGATCCTTACTACAAGTTACATTATTTAGTATCTGTTATTTTATTTGGATTACTCTATTTTAACTATCTTAAAGATCAAGAATTCGAAGAATACGAAAATAGATTCGTAGTATTCGTAAGTAAATATATATTAATGCCTTTAATATTAAATTATTTAGTATCCCTAGTATTTAGCTATATTGTTCAATTATGGAAGAGAAAATTAATAGTTAGAGCTGTACGCAAGTGTGGAAGAAAGAAAGGTGAGGACATGACCGACGGAGAACTCTTACAAATGAGAAATGAAGCATTAAGAGAAGTAAGTTCTGCAAGTCCAGCTCAAAGTCAAGCTCAAAGTAGAAGAAGATAATTAAATCTAGATTTTTAGATTAATTTGAATTTAATTAATAATTTAATGTAAATTATATTATTAACTAGATGAGTGCAACTTTAAATAATTTTCAACCATTACCACCAATGCCAAAAATTAATTTATTATCTTCAGGAAATATAATATCAAAAAGTTTTGATTCATTTCCACCAATTAAAACTCCTAAGTTACAAGAATTAAATAAAGAAAGAATTTCATACCCAGATTTAAAAACAATTACAACTAAAGAAATAAAACCGATTCTACCTTTAAAAAAAACTAAAAAAAAGAAATCTACTAAAAGATTATCTATTCGAAAAATAATCTTAAAACAAATAAAAAAATTACAATGTAAGACTTTAGCATGTAGTAATAAACTTAAGTATACAGCATTTATATTAATAAAATCAGTTATATTATGCTCAGTAATATACTTTATATTATCATCATTAATAAAAAAAATCAAAAATATTTAAATAAAAATATAGTTTATAATATATAATATATAATGGAACCAATACAAATTAAAAAAGCTTCAACTAAATGTAATTCTATTATTTATAATAAAAACAGTAATAATAATTGTAATTGTAAGGTTGAAAATTTTGATCAAGATAATAAAGAAACTATAAATAATATAGGTTTAATATCTAATATTCGATTAGTTGCATGGTTAGTTTTAATTATTATTGGAATTTATTTATTTAAATCTATAGTTATTTAGTAATGTTATAATTATTTTTTATTAATTAATTATATCAGACAATATACTATGAGTATGCAATCAATACAATCTGTGCCTACTGCACCTCGTATTTCATCAACTGGACCATCAAACTCATTAATGCCTGCAACTGGATCTCCAAATATAATTAATTTACAAGCACCAATACCTTCATCTGCACCACCAGTAACAACACCCGTTCTTATACCAGCACAACCACCGTCTGCACCACCAGTAACAACACCCGTTCTTATACCAGCACAACCATCATCTGCTCCACCAGTAACAACACCTGTTCTTATACCAGCACAACCATCGTCTGCTCCACCAGTAACAACACCTGTTCTTATACCAGCACAACCATCGTCTGCTCCACCAGTAACAACACCTGTTCTTATACC